AAATTGGTGTGTTGGATTTCAACGGGCCAGAGATGACATTTAGCGGTGATATGGATGAAAGCGCAATTTTATTTATTGAAGTAATTGCAAATTCTTTTAAGGCACGACTTGAGCAAGAACGTGCTGAAGAACGTGAGGCGTGTGCAAAGGTAGCAGATGGATGGCCTGACTACGATGTACAGGGGTTGGCAGAAGCCATCCGAGCAAGGGGACAAGCATGACTAAAGAAGCATTGAAGTTGGCATTGGAGGCGTTGGAATCGAGCCGAGTGTTTGTGACAACACGCGAGAAGATCAAGCACCCAGAGGGCGCTGAGTGGTACGACCAAATTATCACCGCCATAAAAGAAGCCTTGGCCAACGAAGCCCTCGAAAAGATGGCAGAGAACGCCAGAGAGTTGGGGCTGGACTATGAGCCACCACAGGAGCCTGTGGCTTGGGCAAAATTCAGCGCAAAAGGCAACATCATTGACCCGTTAAGCGAGCCTGATGATGACTACACACCTCTCTACACCACCCCACCACAACGCAAACCGCTAAGTGATGAGGAGATTGAAACTTATCGACACATGCTCGACTGGACGGCTGAATGGTCTTACATCAACTTTGCCCGAGCCATTGAAGCCGCACACGGCATTAAGGAGAACACATGAAACAAATAGCATGGTACGACCCAACTAACGGCATGGTCAGCACAGACAAAGACAGCCCTTTGTTTACACCGCTTGGTCAGGTGTGGCCCTTGTATCCTGAGCGCGAGTGGGTAGGGCTGACGGATCACGAGATTGAAATGATTTATGCCGTCACCATAAAAGTTCGCAAAAAGGACATCATGCCCGGAGAGCAAAAAATGTTTGCAAAAACAATTCAACATTTCTTAAAGGAGCGCAACACATGACCGACTGGACAAGTGAAGAGGACGAAGCTTTCAACGCTGTTGAGAAGCACAGCAACCTTGGCAAGCAGATTCTGCGGGACATCGAGGGGCAGCCGTATTACTACGATATTTTTGTATCGGTATCGCAGCGCAACGCGGTCCTTGAAGAAGTGGCTAGGGAAATCGAGAAAATGAAAGCTTTCGGGCCGGATACGATAGGCAGTTTTTCTGTCTACATTAGGAACATGAAAAAGTGAGTTTTACAACCAAACACTTGCAATTGGGGAGCAAACAACATTTGCATAAATATCAACTTTGTAATAAATGCGAAGAGATGAGGCCACCGGAAGGTGGAATTCAAATGAGTGCAGCAAGATGGATATGCGCTTGCTGTTGGACCAAACGAGTAACAACGAGGAACCTTGTACAACATGCCAAGACCAAAACCACCAGAACCACTGAGAGGAAGACAAGTGAGGATGTCTGATAGACATTGGATGATTCTCAACCAATTAGGCGGAGCGGAATGGCTCCGGAATTTGTTAGATAAGAAGGCACCGATGCCTAAGAAATATTATGAAGTCTTTAAAACATCACAAGAAGCTGCAACCCCAAGAGCAGCCCCAAAAACCTTTGAGTCAAGAACAACTGATGGCGTGGTGGCCGTTCAGAAGACTTGACCCAAAGTTATTTCCAAAACCCAACCAACGCGATTTATCGCAATATGAGGAGAGTCTGATATGAAAAAACGTAAAACAATTAAACTGCCGTCTAAATCCAAGCGCGCACAGGCATTTATGGAGAGTAATCCTGCTGCCTACCCAAATGAAGTAGCAATTCGTTTCGGTTTAAGCAAGCAGGCGATCTATGGTCTGCGCAGCAGCATGAAGAAGACAGGCTTTGTGTTCCCTAAGAAGTCTGAGCGGTTGGCCACACTTGCCCCTGCACAGCAGGGCGCTGCCGGCAGCGCACCACTGGAAATCGAGATGTTTGACTTCCCTGATGAGGTAGACGTGACCCTTGACGCTCGGGCCGTGGACTACGGCAAGTTCATCGAGGGCGCTGAGGTCATGCAGATGCTAAAACGTGTCGTTCAAAACGCATTAAGTAACCGTGACAAGGTCCTCGCGCACGATCAGGCCGAATCTATGGACATGATCATCCACAAGATTGGCCGGATTGTGAATGGCAACCCTGATGTGGTGGACCACTGGTTAGATATTGCAGGCTACGCTAAGTTAGTGGCAGACAGGCTAGAAGGTCGTGTTCGATAAAAAAGGCCCCTAGGGGCCTTTTCTTTTTGGGGTGGACGGGGGAATCGAACCCTCGCTGACAGATTCACAGACTGTCGTGCTGCCACTACACTACGAACACCGTAGTGATCAATGATGATTGGTCTGGGTGGCAGGATTTGAACCTGCGGCCTCCGCCTTCCAAGGGCGGCCGTCTACCGGGCTGACAATACACCCAGAGATAATCGGTCGAGGAAGAGCGGTTTTCATAATGATGCAGAGTATATCACTTAGCCTCTCCCCAGTTGGGCCCGATTTCCACATCGCACCGACTGGGGACTTGTAGGTTCACGCACGTTGCCATGATCTCTGCTGCACGCTGCGCTTCTTCCCTTGTCTTGACGCTCAAAGCCAGTTCATCATGAACCTGCAGCATGGGCATGATCCCCTCCCGAGCTAGTGCAACCATTGCCGCCTTTGTCTGATCAGCGGCAGACCCTTGAATCAATCTGTTTAAGCCCTTGTAGGTGCCTGAGCGCTTGATCCGTTGGCCGTATTCAATGACGGCTTGCTCACGGGGCAACGCTTTGTTCACGCCCCACTCCATCGGCTCCCAAAGCGGGAACCGGCACTTGCGTCCGAGCAGGGTGCGGATGGATCCGCCTGACGCGGGATGCTCAATCCTTTTCATCACGGCATTGACTGTGCCTTTAAGGAACGGGACATTCCTGTGGAATTGGTCAATCAACTCGGACGCTTCATCAAGGTTCAGGTCAAGCTGCGCTGCCAGTTTGTTCTTGCCCATGCCATACATCAAGCCAAGTCCAATGGTCTTGGCAGCTTTACGTTTGATGCCGGCCATGTCGGCAACCATCTGGTGAAAGTCCGTGTTGGGATCGTTTTGGTAGGCGTCCACCATCTTCTCAGCTCCGGGCAAATCGAGCAGGTTGGCGTAGTGAACAAGCAGGCGCGGCTCCTGTGAGGAGAAGTCATTTGAGGCCCACATCTCGCCCTCTTCTGGCAAAAATAAGCTTCGGACCATGGGGCCGATGATCTCGTGGCGGGCAGGGACTTGCTGCAAGTTTGGGTTAGCCATGGACAGACGTCCTGTAACGGTGCCGCCATCATCGGAGCGCATCTGGTTGACGTGCGGATGGATGCGGCCGGTCTTGGCGCTGAAGTTAAGGTACGGCTGCAGGAAGGTGCTGTGCGTTTTGTTGGTCTCGCGCGCCTCCACAATCATCTTGGCAATCGGGTGTTCACAGCCATCCAAGAAGCCTTTCGTAAAGCTCGGTTGGCCGTTATCGGTCTTTGCATAGGGAAGGCTAAGCTTGTCAAAGGCTAGGGCGATGCTTTGTGCGGCCCAGATATCGACGTTGGATCCGACAAGTGACTTGAGGTCCTTGTGGATCTGCTTCTCACGAGCAATCAGTTGCTCAATTAAACGCTCACATTTTGGTCGGTCAAAGCGGATCCCGCGGCTTGTCATGTTGTGCAGGACAGGGAAGGCTTCTGTTTCGAGGTTAAAGATGGATTCCACTTCATCCTGACGCATGCGGATCTTAAAGGCTTGCCACAGTTTCAGTGTGAGCGCTGCGTCCTGTTCAGCGTACTCTCCCACATACATGGCGGGTAGTTTCCAAAGTTCCTTTTTTGGATGAACTCCGAAGTCCGCAGCGGCTTGTTTGAGACCTTGTTCTGACTTGACTTCTTGTAGATAGTCAAATCCCAACGAGTTGAGAGCGTAGCTGAAACGGTTTTCATCAAGAATTGGGGCAGCGAGCATGGTATCAACGATCCGTCCGTTGACCTTAAAACCACTTGCTTGTAACCACCCCAAGTCATAGGCGGCGTTATGCATAACCTTATCGGAAGGGTAAGCCAGTACGTCCGTGAGCCATCTCTCCACTCTGCGTCTGTCCAGATTTCCACCACCCTGATGCGCCACCGGAAAATATCCAGACCATCCATCGACGGCAATGGCGTAGCCGACAACGAAACCGTCGTTCCGAGGCCATCCCGGGCCCATGGATTCCAAATTGGGGTCGCAAGTTTCGAGATCAATTGCTATTTCTTTCGCTGTTGAGAGATTCGGAAACACTTCCGGAGCCACCCATTCTGTCGGAGTGGGGAAAAGTGGAATTGTTTTCATATTTTGAAGCCTTTTTCTATATGTTTTGGCAGAACTAAGTGAAGTGTCTGCTTGGCGCGGGTTATTCCTACGTAAAAGAGCCGGTGAACATTGTCCCCGTTACTTGCGTACTCTTTTGCAAACTTAGGGCTGAGGTCCATGAGCAGCAGCACATTGTCCGCCTCGCCTCCCTTGGCTCCGTGGATCGTGGACAGTTTAATCCGGCCCATGGTTGAGAGCTTGGTTCCGCGTCTGAGGACGGCGGTGAGGTAAAAACGTTTGTCTTCGGTAACGCGGGACAGGGCTTCATGCCAAATTGCATCGGTCTGCAATCCAAAGCTTTTCTGCAGGTCCTTGATGCTGTATTCATGAAGCGCCTCGCCCTTGAAAGTGCGGTAGCCCTTGGTGATGTATTCAGCGCCAATGTATTTGTAGATGTTTCTGATCTCATCGCCATACAGAAACTCCCCTTTGCGCAGCTTTTCCCATGCCTGTACGGCTTTTAAAAGGGTCAGGCTAAGGCTTGGTACACCTGCGCGCTCAAAAAGGATTCCAGAGGCCCTGAGCCAATCATGCACAGGGTTCAAAAGATAGTTGGTGCTGCCCATGATGAGCCATTGGCCGTCATCGATAGGTACATCTTCAAAGCGGTAATACGTTTTGACTGCGCCCTCATAGTCGCGGGGCTTCCATTCTTTCTCTTGGCGCTCTTTGATCTGCTCCACAACCTTGTTGGCAAGCTTGTGGACTATTGATGGGACGCGGTAGGACTGATCAAGGACTGTGATCTGACCCTCAAATGACAAGAAGCTCTTGACATCTGCTCCGGCCCAAGTGAACACTGCCTGATCGTCGTCTCCGGCGAGGAATACCCGTTTCGATTTCTTGGCGAGGGATTCAACAAGCTGCCACTGCAGACGGGACAAATCCTGTGCTTCATCAACAATTAGCACTTCGAGAGAGGGTAGGCGCTCTGGCTGCACAACAATCATCTCCAGCAGGTCTGTGAAGTCAAGTAGTTCTTTACTACGTTTGTAGTGCCGGTAAGACCTTTCGACAAACTCAAAGTGATGCCATTCAATGTCGAGGCCGCACTGGTTGTAGTGTTCACGCAGATCTACGCCTCGGATGCGGGCTAGGTTTATTTCGTTCAAGATGGGGTTGTCGGCCTTGGCCATGTCCACATCATCTTCTTGGACCACGTTCATTTGAATGCCGGCCTCTGCGGCAAACTCTCTGTAGTCTGCAGGCTTCATCATGAAGTCCACCTTAACGGCGAGGCAGTGAAAAGCCAAGCTGTGCAGGGTTCTGAAGTAGGGGAAGTCGGTGCGTGCGTTCAGGGCGGGGAACTTCGCAATCGCGCGGTCCTTGGCCTCTGTTGCTGCTTTCTTTGTGAAAGAAAAATAGCCGATCTGCATAGAAGACAGATCGGCTGCCAACTCGCGGTCAACCACGTTCAGAAGGTACGTGGTCTTGCCGGAGCCCGGAGGTCCAAAAACCTTGCGGATATCACTCATCGTAGTCCTCGTCCCACATGTCTTCCATCCAAACAAGGATGGGCGTGTCGGGGCCCATGTAAGCGCCCTCGATGTTGAACTCAATGTATTCGCGTGCTTCGTCCGCATCCATGCCATCACGCTCCATCAGCGTCAGGCGAATGGCTTCTGCGTCGTATACCAGAACTGATATACGTTCGCCGTTACCCCAGATAAATGCAGGGCCAATGATTGCATCGTCGTGTCCGGTAATTTTCAGCATCAGAATGGGCTCCCTGTGGTGCGTTTGGTTTGTGATTCAAATGGTGCGTCCTGTTTCTGGAAGCGCGGAATACGCCAACAGCGCACAGTCCGGCCTTTAAGGAACAACGGTATTGGCTCACCACCCATGTCGCGAAGGCGTTGAGCCATCTTCGGAGCCGTGAGGCCAATGAAGTTGTTGCGCTTCAAATGTGCTTCGAGGTCCTTGATCCGGAAGTAAGTTTTCGCTTCATCAACATCCGTCCACGGGCGGCCCATGAGCATCTCTTCGCGGTCCATTGCCTCTTGCATGTGGGTTGTGAACTCTTCGAGTAGATCCATGAAGCGTCCAGTGATGCTTGTGTCCTCTGGTGCGTCGGTGATCTGCTCTGTCTCCACCATCTCTTTCAAGAGGGCGTTCAGCATCTGTTCCCAATCTTGCTTGCGCAAAGTGGGCGGCAGCACGTTGAGCTTTTCTAAACATGCTTTTTGGAAAGCCACTTGTGTGAAGAGGCTCTCGGTGTCGAGTTCGACTCTGCGTCCGTTGACATCCAAGAACCACAGGGGCGGCTCACTGGCGTACTTGGACAGCGCTGCTATCTGAGGCGCATCAGGGCCATTTGTTCCGATGCCAAATTTACGCGTGCGGCAGAGCCCTGAGTTACAAAAGCTATTGAGCGGAGCGTCCTTGCACTTATAGAGGTACTCTTTCTTACCAACTTGTTTAACAAGAATTTGCACTTCGTTATTGGGTAATGGCGGGGAAACATATTTGAAGTTGTACTCAACCATTTTGTCTTCCCACGCTGCGGGGAATGCGCGCTTAAGAAAGACTCCAATGTTGAATAGTCCATTATTACGGGTGCCCTCGGGAAATCCTTGGGCGCACAAAGCTTGTAGGCAAGGCGGACCATCTTTGACGGGACTCTCCGCTTGCTTCGGCGCTTCTGGAACAATAAGCGGCAACTCTTGGACGCACGCTTCGTATAGACCATAGAACTCTTCAAGCGTGGCTGCGGACCCGTCGGCATTGAATGCATACCGCGTCCCGTTATCACCCCCGAAGTACGGTAGGTTGAGGAAGTTTCCGGTATCGCCGCGTTCAACGAGTATCTCAGACTGTTTAGGGAATATCTCTCGGCCGGCCTCACCGAGGAGTGCTGCCGCATTCTTAAGATACTCCTGAAATTCTCTAGCGGGAGCCGGCTCTTTTGTGAATAAGAAGACATGTGCTCCTCCTGATTTGCTACGGCAGACAACCATCGGCAGCTTTAGCTGCGCAACTTTGTCCACCAAGCCTTTATGGTCCAAAGGGTACTGATCAATATCGATACAGCCCCAAATACAAGTATTGTCAGCACGGATAGGAATAATCCCAAGGGAAGGGTCAACACCATCAAGATGTTGTACCCAGAGGTCATCTGTTGGTGGCTTCCTAACAACCGTAGCTTGTCCCGCTTGCTTTCCATCACCGCGCTCCTTTTTGATACGGTAGGTTCCGTAAGCTATATCCAGACCGCTGAATATCGCTTTTAATTTTGTTATGTCGGTCATGCTTCACTCTATAAAGGTGGGGGTACCGGTTAGTGACTATTTGCTACGCTCAACGGAATTGCTAGCTAGACGTACCGTTTATATACGCAGTTACTCAGGCTTGCGGCCCATGGCTTCACCAACTTTCCCCCCGATAATCAGAACGGGATGTCGTTAGCGTTTGGTGCGCTCTCGTGCTCGTGCTTGACCTTTACTTCGCCGGTGCCGACTTGGGTAGCGAAGGACTTGGCCGCCTTGTAAGCGTTCATGTCTTCAACAGGACCAATCTTCTCGACTTCCCAGCCGAACCATTTACCTTTGTCGTTGGACTCAGCTTGTGTCGTCAGACGATACACCTGTGAGTACATCGGAGGAGTGAATGGGCCGTTGGCTCCCATCATTTTTGTGGACATCATCATGCTGTTCCACTTGCGCGACTTCTTAAGTTGCGTTGACTTCATGGTAATCAATGCAGGCTCAGGGATGCCTGAGTCATTGATGATCATCACGTAGTGGTTTGCCGTGTTCTCGATGTAGTTGCCGTTATCGAGATAGTCTTTGTTGTCGCCCGGTTCGCGGTGCGTGCGGCTTAAAATATCTGACGTTGCCGGATAGATATTCATCGGGGCACCAGAGCCAGAACCACGTGGAGCCCACTCAATGTACTGACGTACATAAGCGACTGGCAGCACTGTGATGCCTTTTTTGCCGTCATACAACTGACCGGTGACGCTGTTAAGGATCATGCCGGGCAATGCGCCGTCCACTTCACCTACTTCAGGGCTTGTGTTGGTCAAGAGCTTTAAGAATGGCAGGGCAAAATCGTCCTGATTCATGTTCTCAAAACCACTCTGAGCGTCCTGCTCAAAGTCACCTGCCAATGCAATTGCGTTGGTCTCTTTTACTGCTACTTCTGTCTTAGCCATTTTAATTTCCTTAGATCATGCTGATTTGATGGTTGCTTTTTGGCCCACGTATGCGCCGAAAAGCTCTGTGGGGAACTCGCTACCGCGTTCCACCATTTCGCGAACCCAAGCTTTCAAGGTCTGGGGTTCGATCTTC